CGTCGAGTTCATGTTCGATAAACACATTGTCAAAATCATTCTGGAAGCGGTCCAGATGCTGTGTACAGCGATTCACCTAATCGATGCGGAGAATGCGATACACCAGAAAGTCAAACTCTACAAGATTGCGCACAAGAACCATCCGGTTACGATTTGGATGCGGACTTCGTTAGAGAATTACTTGTGGACTCTCGATTTGGTGGAGGCCATGCATCAAGAATGGAAATACCGATACAATCATCCACCAGAAAAAGAACACAAGTCTTACATCCTGTCCACCTATTTGCGAGAATACGCGCCGAGCGCGGACAAATTCCCGTCGGTCGGGTTGACTCCGTTTGCGATGGCCATGCCTGACGAGTGTAAACGCGAGGACCCGATTGAAGCATACCGCATTTACTACCAGAGCCCCGAGAAACGAAAGCTTGCTTCCTGGAAAAAGCGAGACAAACCGGATTGGTTTGTTTAAACTTTGGTCTAACTCTATTCTTTTTCATAGTTCTCTTCATAGTTCTCCATGCTAAAGCACTTCTCCATATATCCATACTTCCTTGGGTTTCCAGACCAAGTGACAAGGTAAACCTCTACCTAAAAGAATAGAGTTTATCCATTTGTTACGCTTGATAAAATCCGCAGGTGGGAAACGCATCGCCAAAATATCTTTCTCTTGAGTCATATTCTGTTGAATATTCACAAGTTGTTCTTCTTCTGATAAATGGTCATGTAAAAAAAGAATTCGAGACAAGTTAGATTCCCATAGAGTGTTCAAGGCTTCACTCTCTTCGTAGAAGTACTTGAACGTCACCAACATGATTTATCCACATATTAAAGGAATCCATGTTTAAAATTGAAAAATCCGGAATTGTTAGATGTCTTTCAAGACCAGTCCTTTATTTGGTGGAACAAAAAAGATATTATACGTTTGATTGAGACTATTGTAGAAAAATATATTAATAAAGATTCCTCTATCTATACTTTATCTCTACAGATAAAGATGTCTTTACAAAGTTTGATTGACCGTCCAAAAGAGTTGTTGGAGTTGATTGATAGTTGTCTCAAACCAAAACAAAAAGAGAAACAAGAAAATGGTGAAGTCTTTACCCCGATGGGAATCGTGTTTGAAATGTTGGACCATTTGGACATCCATTATACGAAGGAACATGGACATAGTATCTTTACCGAAAAAGATTTCAAGTGGTTTGACCCAGCTTCTGGTATGGGTAATTTTCCGGTAGCGGTTTATTTGAGACTGAATGATGGGTTGAAGACAATTATCCCAAACGATGAAGACCGAAAGAAACATATCCTTGAAAATATGCTCTTTATGAGTGAATTAAATAAAAAGAATGTCTTTATTTGTCATCAAACATTCAATGCGAATAATCAATACAAATTGAACCTTTATGAAGGGGATACCTTAGAATTGGACATTGTAAGTGTGTGGGGATATAAACAATTTGATGTAATCTTAGGAAATCCGCCTTACAACAAGGGGGGCATTCGTTCTCATACTGGAAAGCATCTGGGAGATAAGAATGAAACCATTTGGACGAAGTTTATTGAAAAATCATTTGAATGGTTGAAACCCGATGGATTTCTAGCGTTCATAAATCCGTTGAGTTGGCTGAAGAAAAGTCATTCTCTTCATCACGATATGTTGGAGAAACACATTGTTTGGTTAAAATTGTGGGACAATATTAAAAGCTTGGCAACCATCAACGGCAAAATTCCCATCTCCTTGTTTATATTACAAAATACACCGAATATGACACATAAAAAGACAGAGATTACGAGTGAAATACAAAGTAAAAAACTCGTTACCACCTCCACCGAATATCTCAATCCAAAATATTCCATTCCATTAGCGTTTCATAGCATCTTCAACAAACTGGTTGGTTTTATTGAAACGAGAAATCTACAATTGGAATACAAAACCAAGACCATAAAATCATCTGGAACAAAGGCAAAAGTACCGAACGATTATAGATTAGGCGATATGTGGGCTGTGGATACGTATACACTCAAGGATGGTTTAATGGTAAAAAAGGCAATCGAAGAACATCCCGACGCAAATAAACGTAAACTTATTATTTCAAACAAAGCAAGTTTTAGTGGGGCGTTTATTGATGAAGGAAAACTTGGTTTGACTGGAAATGATAAATCTTATATTTTAGGGGACAATTTAGAATTATTGTTAAAACTGTTGTCTTTCAAGATTAGCGATATGATAAGTCATTTCACAAAATACAGGCAGGACTTTTTGGAAAAGGAAGTTTATACATATCTTCCAGACATTCGTAAGTTAGGAATTACTGATATCACAGAAGATGACTTTTACAGATTGATAGGATTCACGTCACAAGAAATCAACCAAATCAAAAATCCTTCAAAAGGAATGGACAAAGAATAGATTCTGTGATAGTAACAGATGAAAAAATCATCTGGTTTACTCATCCGGTTTACTCGTCATCCGAATCTAGGTCAAGACCACCCTTGCGTCGTTTTTCAGGTTCTTGCGGTTTCCAGTTTTGAAGTTCGAAGAAGAGAACATCGTTGTCTCGTTCCAGCTTCCGTTTTTCTTTTTGAAGGATACGGATTTGTTCCAGAAGTTCTATAATGTTGACTTCGTTGATGTCGAGCGCTGTTTCCAAGTCCGGTTGTGTTTTGATGTTGCGGGCCCACTCGAGTGCCATTTTAATATATAAGTAGATAAGTATTTAAGTATGAATCAATTTTATTCCGATAATCTCGTTAAAGATAAGACAATAATATTTCTGACTTGTCTATCTTTACCAATATGGGATTGTGTTTGTTTATTCGTAATTTCATATTTTCCATACCATACATATTCTTTGGTGGGTCCGGTCAGTTTGACTCGATACACATAAATATGATGGGTCTTCTCTTTGTTCAATAACGGTTCATTGAACTTTTTTTCGTTCTCGTCTTGGTTTCCATTATGACCAAATAACGTATATTTTATCTGTTGAATATCACTCAAATCATCCTGATAATAATAAGTATCATCCACGGATTTCAACAGGGTTGTTTTTAGGTCGATTCGTGGATTGATGCCTGCGCCACTATAGGGTTTACACCCGGTTTGATTCTTGATAAATTGTTCAATGCCATCCGGTCCAGACCATTTCGAAAAAACCACCGCCATGTTCGAATGCTTTTACTATTGAGTATGGGTTTTCAATTTTATTATCAAGTGGAATCCGGTTAAAGACACCCCTTGATAAGTATTTAATGTATCAAACCTCGGTCGCTACTGGAAAAGTGAAAGTCTGGAACGCGTGGCTCGAAGGAAATACGGTGGTCGAAGAATCCGGACCCATGGACGGGGTCATGGTCAAAAAGGAAACCGTATGTGAAGATGCCAAGGCATGTGAAAAACTTTTGAAATCGTTGAGACAAAAGAAAGTGAAACAGGGATACAGTGAGTCCTTGGAGTCTGGTCTGTCCGCCATGTTGGCGCATGAATGGACACACGAACCGTTGGTGTTTCCGGTGTATGTCCAGCCCAAATTGGATGGGATTCGTTGTTTGGTCTATGAGAAAGACGGTCATACCGTATTCCAGTCTCGGAATCATACTTTTTTTCAATCGTTTCCACATATTCAGGCGATAGAGGGTATCGTCTTGGACGGAGAATTATACAATCATGCGCTCGAATTTCAGGAGATTACCAGCATGGTCCGAAAGAAAGGACATCCACACCTAGGAAAGTTGGAGTATCATGTGTACGATATCCTTGGAGAAGGTACTTTTGAAGAAAGGCTAAAGATGCTTCAGGCAGTGCCGGGGTTTGTTATTCGGAATCCAGTAGAGACAAAGCTCGTGAACTCGGTGGATGAACTCGAGGCATATCATGCGTCCTGCGTGTTGCGTGGGTACGAAGGCATCATGATTCGTACACCTTCGGGACTCTATCGCCAGACACGGTCCAAGGATTTGTTGAAGTACAAACACTTTAAAACAGAAGAGTTTAAAGTCGTTGGACATACGGTGGGGAAAGAAGGGATTCCGGTGTTTGAATGTTTAAGTTCTGAAGGAACGAACGGCAGGACGTTTGGGGTCATGATAAAATCGACACTAGAAGAGAAGAAGGCAATGCTTTTAGATGTCGAATCGTATTACGGGAAATGGCTCACGGTCAAATATCAAGAATTGAGCAAAGAGGGTGTCCCCCGATTCCCGGTAGGGATTGATTTTAGGGGAAATGGAACAGAGTTTGATTAACTTTAGATGTAGTCAATCGACAAGAGTTCCGTTTGATATTTTATCCAATTAGTATAATGGTATCAGAATCGGTTAAAGCTTTTGTCAAAGAGAACAACATTGTCGGATTCGCGGTTTCTATGATTATTGCGCTTACCATCAAAGACTTAATCTCGGCTATTATTGGTAGTTTACTTGTTCCAGGACTCAATGTATTTCTGATAAGCCTTCAAATTAAAAATTTTAGCAAATATTTACCAGGAGAAGAAAAGATTCATTTCTTACATGTCATTAAACCATTCTTAACTTTTGTATTCACCTTTGGGTTTGTCTATTTTATGATTACTCAATTTTTTCAATCATGGGATAAAAAATAGACCTTTACTATAATGTGGCTCTATCTATTTTTATTTTTGTTGATTGCCTACATCTCGTATTGTTATTACGACGCGAAATGTAAACGATGTGAAGGATTATGTTTGAGTCAAGGCATATGTATTCCTACTTAGGGTTCATTGCTTATTGTTTTGGTCGCTTATTGCTTTGGTCGCTTATCTCTTAAACCATCTTTGCCTGAGTGATGCCTACGACAAAAAGTAATCCTGTACCCATAATGATGAGTAAATAGCCAATATAATCGTTCATTTTCTCTTTAGAGACGGCATTAATACTCACATCCAAAATATCCTTGTTATACACGATGAGTCCTAACACAATGAGGAAGACGCCTAAGACCATCAGAATCATCAATAAATTAGGCATAGTAGAACCTCCCGTAAAACATGTCGCACAACCACCACGAGCCATTATATATAGGCGATTTAAAAAAAATTGATTCTATTTTATCGATGTATACCCTCAATAAAATGGATAACATGGAGTGCTCCGTTTGTTGCGAAAAAATGGCCAAACCGATGGAGTGCTCGTGCGGGTTTCGGTGCTGTCGTACGTGTATTCGTACCTATCTTTCGGAACAAATTCAGGACCCGCATTGTATGAGTT